AGGGGAGATGCCAGAATGATGGATAATAATATAACCTTAACCTGCACCAGATGTCACATGCGAGCAACATTCCAAACAAATATAGACACCAAGGCAGCAGAGAGAGCAGGCTGGAGAAAATATAATACAGGTTCTAGTAATACAGGTTCTAGGGATATTATTCTATGTCCTCACTGTGACTATCGACTTATGGAATTCTTAGGGCAGTTAAAAGCTTATTAAATGGAGGTCAAGTAAAATGAAAGAAACAGATTGGGGCATACAACTAGGCGAAGCATTTAGAAGAGCCACGAGGCCAGCTGTGACCATTATCTGCATGGGGACTATTGCTCAGGTGGTCGTGGAGAAGATTGCAGCGCCGCAATGGTTCACCGGTATGGCCGTGACGATAGTGTTGTTCTGGTTCGGTGAGCGCTCAGTTAAATCAATCAAGGGGAGAGCTAACGATGAATGAGAAAGATAACTCCTAAGCAGCGGGCCATGAAACGGCACGACGATAAACTACGGAAAGAGTTATTGGAGAAACACGGTGCATTCTGTATGCGATGTGGTGCTCCGGGGAGATGGCCAGGGTTATCACTACATCATAAAATCCGAAAGAAAATGGGTGGCACTACTCATGAATACACGATAGACGAAGTGGAGCTATTGTGCCAGACGTGCCATGACAAGGAAGATAATATCAAACACTATCAGGGCATCTCTGTGCCTTAAAGCGCTCAAGCTCGGCTTCCTCGATCGCATACTGGTGGCCGACCTTCTCGGCCTTGAGCTGCCCTGTCTTGATCCAGAACCAGACAGCTCCTCGTGTCACTCTCAATTCCTCTGCTACTTGCGTTACGCTTTTCATTTTAACTTCTCCTTTTTAGTAATACTATGGCGCCGAGTATCATGCAGGAGGCAATCAGCCACCAGGCCATGCCACCTGTTACCTGTCCCACTATCCCGATGATAATGACCACTAATCCTACGGCTATGTTAAGCCTGCTTTGAGTTCGTTTATCTTTATCGTTCACTTTCCCTCCCCTTATTTATTTGGGTGTTTCCCATACCCCCTTGGTGGGGGGTTTCGCTGGAGTTTCACCAGCTCGTCAGTGGGATGTTAGTTCGTACGCTATGCCCATCAATGTCAAGGACACCTTCAATTCGTCAAGTGTCTTCTGCATCCTCTCAAAGCGTTGGACTGTCTCCATGCCTTCAATAAAGCCCATGTAAGACAGCACAACCGTCGGCCATAGCTCCTGGGTTTGTGTGTCCTGCAGATAAAGCATCTCATTTCTTAGGTTTTCCCATGCCTCTTCAAAACTTTCAGTCTTAGTGGTGTGCATCATCCCGAGCACAACCCTCGGCCATAGAACCTGTGGCTTCATGTCTTGCAGGTGTAGTATTTCGCTGTGTAGCTGTTCTAACATTTTTTCGTAGTCCATATTAGTTACCCTCCATTTCGCTAGTTTGTGATATGTCGAAGACGGTCCCGACGTAGTATCGCTCTGTTTTTATTACGTTGCCGTCCTCGTCCTTCGGCCCGATTGGAAACCATATCATAAGGCCGTGCTCTCCCTTGTCGACGTGGCGCCCCGCCTTCTTCCATTGCTTGTAGCCACCCACTACCGTTGGCCCGCCGTTGCTGGATTGGATGTGAACCAGGATAGAGTTGTGCGGGCTGAGTGTCCTGCCCTCGACTGTTGCTACTAACCCCTTGCTGAGTAGCTTTTGCTTCTGCTCCCCTGTGAGCTTCGTCAGAGTTTCCTTGAGATCCAGTACCTTTGCTTTCCGAGTTGCGTTCATGCTTTCCCTCCTTTATTAGTTTAATTATAATCATTATGCACGTGTATTATTTAGTTATCAAGTATTTGTTGTGAGTAAGATAGAGAAAATTTGAGAAAATCAGAGAAAATTTACTATGCGAATTGACGAATCTTTTTCAGGTGCTTATAATGGATTGTATGAAGGACACACCAAAGCTCAACAGCGCGGGCAACAAGCGGGGGATGTCTCTGCAATCTAGGAAAAACCTTGCAAAGGGGCATAAACCCAATAAGCGTGCATCTGTAGAGTTTTCTATTACAGCAGCTCTCAAAAACATGGCCAATGAGTCATGCCCTGAACGCTGGCTGGAGCCTGAGGATTATGGGAAAGGTTTAACCTGGCGACAGGCAGTAGCTAAGCGCATATGGCTTGAAGCAGTCAAGGGCAATGCTCGAGTATATCCAGAGCTCCTGGACAGGTTGGAAGGCAAGGTTACACAAACGATAGGCGGGGAAGGTGGCGGGCCTGTTGTCTTGAGGATAGTTGATGACGACTGACACCTTAGAACGAGAATATATTGTCCATCGTCGAAGTGTCAAACGACATCCGCACCAGGGGAATATAGTCAACAGCACGGCAAAGCGAAAGATAGTGCGGGCTGGGAGACGTGGGGGGAAGACTGTCATTGCTGCCAGGATGTGTGTGGAGAAATTTCTGGCAGGGTTGCGCCCTTTGTATGCGGCGCCGACCAGTGATCAGTTAGATACATGGTGGTATGAGGTTAAAAACTCCCTGGCTGAACCCATAGCAGCGGGCGTCTTTAAGAAAAACGAGACTGAACACTCCATCGAACGAGAAGGCACAAAGAACCGCATCAAAGGTAAGACAGCCTGGAACGCCGATACCTTGCGGGGAGATTACTCGGATTTCCTAGTCCTAGATGAGTACCAGTTGATGAACGAAGACACATGGGAAGTCGTTGGAGCTCCTATGTTGCTGGATAACAACGGCGATGCTATGTTTATCTATACTCCTCCTTCTCTACGCTCTGCTGGAGTATCTAAAGCTCGGGACCCGCGCCATGCTGCTAAGATGTTTAAGAAGGCAACCGAGGACACAACTGGCAGGTGGGAAGCCTTCCACTTCAGTTCTCACGATAACCCCTACATCAGCGAGGAAGCACTAGGGGCGATAATACAGGATATGTCAAAGACTTCCTATCGCCAGGAGATTCTAGCCGAGGATGACGAGCTGCAAACAACGCAGTTAGTCTATGGGAAGTTCAACGAGAGTATATGCAAGATCCCGAGGTTTAGTGTACCCACAAGCTGGCATTGGTTTGTAGGCCATGACTTCGGCGGCGCCAACCCTGCTGCGCTCTTCATAGCTCAAGACCCCGCCACTGGCTACTTCCATGCCTGCCATGAGTATCTCCCAGGGCCAGGACGGTCAACAGCACAGCACGTCGAGGAGTTTAAGAAGATCGTCACTCTACCCGGAGAGGAGGAGAAGGAGATCCCGAAGACTTATCATATCATCAAGCGGGCTGGGGGTAGTCATCAAGAGGATGAGATAAGGCAAGGCTATAGTGCCCACGGCTGGCCTATACAGGAGCCAAAGATTCATAGAGTATTGCCCCAGGTTGATAAGGTCATTGCCCTAATGGAGCTCAACAAGTTCTTTATCTTCGATGACCTGTATCACTACCTCGAGGAGATTATGAATTGCCTGTGGAAGCGTGACACTCAAGGGGTGATAACCAATCTGATCCAGGATGAGCAAAACTACCATCTCTGTGCTTGTGCCAGGTATATCCTTTCTGACTTCACGCCAGAAACTGCTATAGTAACAGGGAAACCAATCACTGTTGTTTCGAGGAGGTAACTATGGATTATCTAGCAGCTGTCAAGGACCAGAAGACGGCATTCGCGGACCTGCATGGCCGTATGGATACCGACAAGGATTTAGTGTACCTATCCAAATATACGTTAACCGATGTTAACGACAAGCAAATCCCTCATGCTGTCTCTGTCACTCTGAATGACCCAGCGGTGTTTGCTGCGAATGTGGAGTCATCCCTGAATAATGCTACGGAGCAGGTGACTGTAGAGTCCGATGATAAGAACCTGGACACGGCCTATATCGAGGACGTGGTCAAGGCATCGTTTAACGCTGCTAACTTGCGACTGATAAAGCAAGGCAGATTTGCTCTTAATCCTTTTCTGGATCAGCAAATGTGTCGCCGGGGAAGGGGCGCTGCCAGGTGTCTTTTCAGGATGGAGAAGGACGAGCTCGTCACTGATATTGTGCCCTGGGATACCCGCTATGTTTACTATACGATGGGAGCTAACGGATTGTCTT